TGCGTGTTGTTTGTGACCTCGGATAGCGTATTTGTGTCGGCAGTAACATTTGCCGTCTGCGTGAAGTATCGCGTTTCCGCATAGTTCCGATTCACTCGGAATACTGCTGTAGCCCCAATGCTATCAAGATCGCCGTTGGCAGGCGCAAAGAAAACGCGCGCCGCGTGCAGCGTTGATGATCCCGCGTTCCATCCGCCGTTCATGCTGACGACGTTATCGCTGTAATCAAAGGTCAGATGTCGAGCCGTTCCGGATGCGACAAGCGGCCCCAAGTCCACCGAGATAATGCGCCCCAGCTTGTAGGCAAAGTTCGCATTCGGGTAGCGATAGTATATCGTGTTTCGACGAAACGCGCCGAAGCCCATAGTTCCCCGAAACGGCTTTGTGCCCAGATATAGAAGTTCCACAATAGGCTGCGTTCCGCTTCCAGAGCCTGCACGGTGCCCGACAATGGTCGCCTCCCCCGCCGTCCCGGCCTGCTGGTCGTTGATATACACCTGGAAGTCTATGGTATTATCTTCGATGATAGACGGCATTTCCTGCTCATCGAAAGCATACCACGAGCCGCTCGCGTTGATCAGATCAAATCCCGCGCTGGATGCATTCATCACGCGGTTCAGCACAAACGTGTTGTTGCGGATGACGCTATATCCGGTCTGCTTTGTCTTCAAAAAGCGACCTTGGCAATTCTTGATGGTGCATCCCTCCATCAAGAAATCGCCGGGCTGATACCAATTGGAAGCGGCGATATAGTCCGTGTAGTAGGTGATGCCGTCTGCGTCCGCCCATCCGCTCGGGGCTTCCAGGCCAGATTGTCCGGCGATAGTATCATATTTGAGGTAGACCCCATCAATCGTGCAATTGATAATGCGGGTCTTCCTGGCGTTGTGAGCCATGATGCCCCAGCACACAATTTGATCACCGCCAAGGCTCAGGCTTTGCGTGCGCGATACGTCAAATACCCCGCAGTTTTCTATGTGCAGCAAGGCATAATCGTTGTCCCCGGTGCCGCTGGCAGTGCCCTCGACGCCGATCCCCAAGCCTTGCCAATGTAGATCTGTCCGGTATGGATCTGTGGTGACATCGGGCAAAGTGGGATTGTATACGACGTTGTAGACCTGAAGGTTCTTGATGACGATCTCCGAGCTGGAGGACGCGGCGGTGACGACAAAACCAGATGAATACCGGCTTTGCGCAAGAAGACGTGTGCTAGCCTCCCAATACAGCTTTTCCATTACGCCCGCACCAGTCCCGGCGGTCCCGTTCGCGAAAGCCAGCATTGCGCCGCCAGCGCCTACGACACGGCCGGTATTGGCAGTGATGATTACGTTGTCACCCGTGACGTATAGCTCACCATGGACGTTTGCTATCGCGAGAGTAACCGATATGGTGTAAACGGTATCGGTCCCCAAATCCACGCGCTTGCCCAAGTTCAGTGCATAATAAAGCCCGGCTTGTCCCCCGCCATACATCTGCGGCGTCACCATGCTGTCAATGTCCGGCACATAGTAGTGATTGACGGTTCCATTGACCCCTGCAATCGGTATTGTCACAAAGCCCGAATGAGCGGGCTGTGTAGTCCCCGCATAAGCATACGCCTTGGCATATCCAAATTCATTGGCCGCGTTGAAGCCGGACAGCAACAGTGTATCCGGCGCGGCGCTAAAGGTCGCCGCCTCAGCCGCCGTCTTACTCACGTAGACGATCTGGTCAACGCCCCCGCCGCCAGCCGTCGCCGCAAACGTGATGCTATCCCCCGCCGCGTTCGTGGTAATCGACATCCCCGTGCCAGCGACAAGCGTCAGGGTATCATCAACCGCATCGGCAACGACGCTATCCTGCCCCGATACCGCAATGGTCTTCCATGCGTATTGATCCGTCAGCGCATCAACCGTGGCGATGGTGCTGTTCAGCTTGCTGCGGATCGAGGCGCCGCTTTCGCCGTCGGAAAAGGTAGGCATTACAGGTTCCCCATAAGCGTAATCTGAGCATGGCATTTGGCATAAGCGGAACTGAAGCTGCCAGCCGTTGCCATATAGACGTGGATAGTAACGCTACTGTCGAAGGTCACGAAGAACGCAAAACTAGCGAACTCGGACTGGTTGGTGCCTCCGGCTGAGACCTTTGCCAGGGCGGCTGGAAATCCCCGATTTGACGTTATCGTGGCCGTAATCGAGTTGCCGTTGTTGCCGGAATTTGTTGTCGCCTCGACAACGCCCGTTATCAGCGCGATGCCAGAACCAGTCGTCGCCAGAGAGCGCACGCTGGTCGCAGGCGATGTTGTCGTAAACGTAACGCCATTGTCGGTTGTGGAAACAATGCCCGTCTGCGTCAGATCAAGCGCAGGCGACAGGATGCGCGGCGCAAGCGGCGCGCCCTCCGCAATGGCAATCGGGTTGTCCCGCAGCAGCGTCATCAACGGCTCGGTAATCGGGCTGTCCCGATCAATTTGGCTATTTGTTATCGCCGTGTAAGTCGTCATTAGGAGATCCTCGCGCTTAGCTTTTCGTCAGAAAGCAGGCCGTCAGCGCCGCCGATATAGGCCAGCGTCGGGTCATCGGTATAGTCCGCAGCACCGCTTTCCTGGATAAAGTAGATACGGCTGTAGAGCGTCGTATCCTCGCACACGTATTCGACCGTCTCGCCGGGCGTGACCTCTTCGGCGCTGATAACCGTCCATTGCCTCAGCCGCCGCTGTCCGTATTGGTCAACGTCCAGATGATGCGAGACATAAAAGCTATCGCCCACCCAGTATTGCCGGTCCTTGGCGTCCAGCCGGAATTTGCACTGAGACGGAATATCGACGTAACGGGTCAGGATCGTGTTCCCGGTCGCCTGCGCTAGTGCATCGCTATTCAGCCAGCGCCCGTAGATTTTCCGGATGCTCGGCTCGCCATACAGTTCGTCCGTCTCGCTATCCAAGTCCGCCGCAATGAACAGGTTGTTATAGTTGCTTTCATCATCAACGGCCCCAACCGGATTGCGCTGGTTGTAATAGACCCAGACTTGGCTGGCACGTTCACGCGGCTTTTCCGTCAGGCTGAACGTGCCGCTAATGATATTGGCCTCTTCGGTGATCGTGGGCGGTGTATCGGCCACCCCGCGAACAGCGCGCATCTTCACTAGCGACGTGCGCTCATCCCACCACAAATAGCACATCGTATTGGTCTGTATCTCGGACACCAATTCCGCGACAGGCGTCGGATCGGAGATGACTGCCGAAATGCGGTAGAGGCTCATATACGTGGTGAACTCTTGTACCCAGCCCACCAGGTCCAGATATTGCGTCGGTATCTCGGCAAAGTTCTGCAACAGGCCAGTGAGAGCCGCCGTGACCGTTACGTCATCATACCTCAGGCACCTTTGCACCGCGGCATCCACCGAATGCGCCTCGGCAACGGTTCCATCCGTCCCGCGCGTCACCCCCGTGATCGTGATAATGCCACTGCCAGGATCGTAGACGCTGGAGGTGTAGGTCAGTATCTCATCGCCAATGCGCAAGGTCACGTTCCCGGAACCGGATGGCGGTGGATCTGGATAGTCCGACTGCACCGCCCCCGCGATCTGGATCAACGTGACAGAGCTATCGATGTCGGTATACAGAACGCCAGGGGAAGCGACGGGCGCCTGCGCCTTGCGCTCTTCCAGCCGCGCCAGAATATCCTTGCCCTCGATGACAACGCGCCCGCCACCGTCCGGCCCCTTGATTGCTTGCAGGAAATACGTTCGCCGCTTCATCTGCGTTAGCGTCTGTCCGGCGTATCCCTCATAAACCTTGATGACGACATTCTGCCGATACTTGTTTCGCACGATCCAGCGCGACCAGAAGCTGCCGCGATCCGGCGAAAGCGGGTTCCATGTCCTGTCCGACAGATACGGGTCAACCACTCTGTCCGTGTGCTGGTGATCTTGGAACGCAATGCTGCACATGGCCCGATTGCCAAGCCCCTGCGCATCCGGATTGGAAGATGCCAGGTTGATCTTCGTCGGGCTGGTGCTGACACTCACAAGCGACGGGATGATGTAGGGCACGCCGGGAACGCCCATATCCGCCACGCGACCGTGCGCGAAATACAGCTTGAGAGGCGTATCGCTCAAAGCGTAGTTCGCCGTGTCCTGACAGGTCGCGCGCGTGTTGTAGCACTTCAGGTGCGCATCGCCCGTCGCCGTGCATGGTGCAGAGCCATACACGTTCGCGCATATCGGCTGCTCTATCTCGACGATCTGGACCGGCTCACGCCCTGCAAGCGTCTCAGTCATAGCCGCGCGACCTCACACTGAGAGACACGGACATGAGATCACGGACGCCCTGATTGGACGGGACCGGGACCGCATCCGTGACGCCGAACGATACATCATGATGGCGCACGCCGTATGCATCGATGGGCGTTGCACTGTCCTGCCAAGTCGCGCTGTCATACCAAACGCCCGCGTCGGACCAGACCCCGCCATACACCACCCAGTCATCGGGGTTCTGGCTGGTCGTCAACTGCACCCGCTCCGGGCGCCAAGCGATCCAAAACGGCTCAGCCTCCACCGCGCGTTGCAAAGTAGGCCAGTGCGTGCCAACCCATACCGCGCTCAGGTTCTGCCAGTCGAACTGCGTCTGGTGATACGTCCGCTGCTTGCTGCGTCCGAGATATTCGCCGGTCTCGGAGTAGTTGCTGCGCAGGATCGTTTGCCGCGCCGTCCTGACAGGCGAATGACCGCCATATATCGGGCGCTGCATCTGAAGGGCCTTGCCGAACTTGATGACACCAATCGTAGGCGCCACAGATCCGGTAATGTTCAGCCGGAAATAATCGGCTGTGACTGGCGCGAATATGGCGAATATCGGCTCATCGTTCGGTATCGAGATGCTGCCGATGACCTCGGTCCAGCTAGAGCCGTCCGTGGAGTAATCGACCGATATGTTGCATCCGGTGCTACCCAGCGTATGCGCCGCGATGCACATGTAATCAACGTCAGCTTCCGTTGTATGCACATAGGACCAGACAGCCGGAAGGGCGCTAGGCTTCCACAACTCATAGGTCAGGGTGTTTGTGGGCGCATCGGCATAGAAGCCGGTCGCGGTAGTGCTGACCGAGACAGTGCCGCCCGACAGCCAATTCTCCGAATGCGCGATGCGCGAATGCGTTAGCGGCTCATCGGCGGCGGGCTGCGTGTAGCTGGCAGGATAGATAACCGTCATACGAGCCTCACTGTCGCGCCGTCCTCGACGGCCTCGTTGATGGCGTTGATAAGGTCCACCACTTGATCTCGCGAGAACATATCCCCGCCGGTTAGCTGAATGGCGACGGCGGATGACGTGGAGGGCGCGGCTGCCGTAGTCGTCGCCGCAGTTGATGCGCCAGCCGTGGTGGCGCCTGTTCCACTGCTGCCGACACTGGTAATCGCGTTAACCGCGCCGATACCAGCCGCTAGCATGGAAGCTGCCGCCGCGACCTTTCCTAGCGTCGGAATGGTTGGATCTGCCAATGCCTGCGAATAGGCCCGCCATGCGTTCACAAGGGCTTCCGCCGCCGCAAAAGCCTTGCTGGCCTGCAACATCTGGTCATTGCCCTTTGCCAGAGCCGACGCCATGTCCCCGAGGAACGCGCTGGTCTTGTCCAGCGTGGAACCGTATCTGTAAGCGTCGATCTGCGCCATGGCGTCCGCGTGCTGCGCCTGGGCGTCTTGCATGAGCGCATTGTATTCCTGTTGCGTCAGCAGCTTCTGCGCTAGTGCCTGCTCTAGCGTCTCCTGTTGCCGCTGATAGGATGCAATCTGCGCTTCCTCCTGCGTCATCAGGCTTTCTTGCAGGGCGGCGAGTTCGGCTGCGAGCGGGTCAACGGTAGCGGCGCCGCCGGTTGCGCCAGTCGTGCCGGTCCCACTTGTGGCAGCGCCGGGCAAAAGTACATTTCCTTCGCTGTCGTATAGATCGGACAGATCGCCAGAAAATGCCGTGCCGGGCAAATTTGTAGCTAAGTCGGCGCCCGCCGCAGCCGCATTCGCAAGCGCTGCCGCGACGTCAAGCATCTTTTGTTCAAGTGCCGTTCCCTTAATAATTGCTTCGCGCAATTCATCGGGAATTTGCGCAAGCATGACATTGTTTTGCGTCAATATCATGCCGATATCGGAATACATCCGCGCCTGTTCTTCCGCAGTTGGCGCGTTTGACAGTTGAACAAATGCGTCTAATAGTTGTTTTGCCGCGTCCCGACTTACACCAAATTCGCGCGCTACTGCCTCAATTGCAACGCCTGTCATCCCGGCTTGAGATGACAGTTTTGCATAGTCCTGCACAAGGCCAGAGACGGCATCCGCCTGTTCTTCAAATTCTTGTGTCGCCCTCGCTTGCGAAAGTTGCAATTCCAGAACAGCCAATTCTCGGACACGACTAGCCAAAAGCCCGTATTTTTCGGCAAGCTCAAACGTGGACATTTCCAGAATACCCGTGGCACGGTCCACACGCCCAAGAATGTCGTCAAGATCGTCTAGTGCAGTTTCAAGTCTTGTCGCGTCATCGCGCGCCGACAAGAAGGCACCGCCCAGCCCGATCAGCACACCAGCCGTAACGCCGATGATGGACGCCAGCGGCCCCATGAATGCCGTCATTTGGGGAAGTTGCTGAGACAGCGCGCGGGCCGGGGAAACGCCACCTTGTATCTGCACCGCCAAGTCGGAAAACTGGTTCGCCGCGTTGGAAATGGCGAAGCTGTTCTTGCCGAGAACGCCGCTGAATTTGGAGAATCCCGTTGATGACGTGGCGACCTGCGCATTCGTGCGCTTGGCCTGATTTTCGACGTTCTCAAGGCCGTCTTCCGCGCTCTGCAACGCGGATCGGAGATCGGAGGCATCCCCGTTGATCTTGACGTTAAGCGCCGCGAGTTCAGTCATGTCCCGTTCCCATCTTCGCGCGGTGCTTCTTGCGGGCCTCTTCCCATTCCAGCTTGGAAAATCCGCCCGCGCCCGGTGTCATCGCCTTGTGCTGCCTTACCTTAGCGTCAGCCTCCCACCACCATTCTTGCGGCGACAGGCTCCAAAATTCGGACGGCTGCATTCCCCAATCTCGGGCCGCTTTGTAAGCCGTCTTCACAAAGTCGGCCCAGGTTACTCCCCCGACGCTTTGCCTTCCGTGGTCTCCTCGGATCGCGGCATGACAAGCGTGGCGATATACTCGGTCGCCGCATCCCGCGCCACGATGAAACCGGCGTCGAATACCATCTCCTGCACCTCTGCCAGCGTGGCCTTGCTGCCAGCCGCCGCCATGCCGATGTGCAGGATCATGGGCACATTCTGCACGCTAAATTTGAACCGAGGCTCATACGGCAGCCCCCGCCCCAGCATTGAAGCCTCCAGCGCAGCCTCACGGGCAATCGCCAGCGGATCGGCCACCTTGTCCGCAATCTTCGTTGCTGCGGCGAAAGTGGCGGCAAGCGTTACCGTCTCGCCGCCAAGCTGGACTTCACATTCGCGCATGGATCACCTTATGCCGACGACGCGGTGTAGGTGACAGCGCCCGACGACATGAACGTTGCCGAGAACTCGACCGCCCCGTCATGCTCGCCGTTGATCTCAAAAGCCGACAGGAGATAGGTGCCCGACAGGTTGCCAGGGCTGGCAAGGCTGGACGGCAGGTCCACTTGCAACGTCTCGCCCGTGGTGCTGGCGTTGAACATCTCCGCAATCAACACCTCGCTGGACGAAATGCCAGAAACAGTCACCTCGACCGATTTCAGCCCCGGCGTGGCAAGAAGCGTGCGCCAGCCGCTGTCGTCGTCGGTGGTCACGTCCACCATGTCATTTGTCATGCTGACGCCACGGGTTCGCACGCCCACAAGCGTCGTGCTGTCCCAATCAATCGTCAGATCGCGCCCGTTAAAGCCCGCCATGTTTCTATCTCCTATCCGGCCTGAATAGTCAGGCGGTATCGTTGAACCCCGTGTTTCGTCGAAGCGTCCGGATCGGGCACAACTTCGCCAAACTCATACAGGCAGTCTACCACATTATAGCCCGCCTTTGAAATGGTGGCACGATTTAGCAAGCCATACGCTTGATCCATCAGCGCCTTGACCTGTTTATTGCCCTTCGCGCGGCTCCAGAAATGCAGCGTCACCACTACATCGGCGCCCAGCGTGTCGTCGGTATCCCAAGGCAGCACTTGATCTTCACCGATGACGCAGTAAGGAAAGGTTGTGCTTGGCGCGGCCTCTGGCAGAAATGGCGCCGTGTCAAAGACG